ATTACCACAAACAGATTTATTTGTCAACGCTTTTTTCTATATAAATAATAAAATTTGTCAAAATTCTTTTGCGTTTCTCTATTCCTGCTGTCCCTTAACATCTGATTGATTTTTTGAAACTCTATATATTTTTCACAATTCGTGTGGCAATATATTGTTCTTTCTTCACACCAATAACAAGGCGCTTTTACATTATCATTCATTTTAATTTTCCACGGTTACTTAAATATTCTTCCAACTCATACAGGTACTGTATTGCTTCCCCTGAATTATCATTTTTCATAACTATATAACCATCCTCGTCTAATACAGTAAATCTCTGTCTTGGTATCGGTATTGTCTTTCCTCCATGCTTCTGTACGTTCGTATACAGCTGTCTTATATATGCCAGAATGAATACAATAGCAACACTATATATAAACGCTTTCAATGGTTCTATATTCTGACATACAATCCATACAGGAAAAATAATCTGAATGACCATTGCAACATTACTAAGATTTTTCATCAACAATCTTAAACAATACGCTACTACCTGCCATGCAGGCAATAATAACATACGCAACAATTGTATTACTTTCTCTTTAATCCCCATTTATATATATCCTCCATTCCATTTATTTTGTTCTTTATCTCATTCTTAACTCTTTCCCTATACGGATTTACTTTGCATACTTCACACTGGTATTTGTTTTGTTTCAGATAAGCAAGTTCTGTTGCCTGTTTACATATATTACAATGTCTATCATGTATTTCTTCTTCGTCCAACATTGCGTATATTTTTAATAATATCGTTGGCAATCCTTTACCGCTCTGCTTCTCGAATTTATACGTTAAATCCTTGCTATTGTTTACGGCTATAAATTCTCCACTCACCCATTTACAAGCCTGTAAATAAGCATTTTTCATCGTTCTGTCCGTGAATTCTTTTTGGTATACTTCTACTGCTATCAACATGGCTCATTCCCCTTTGTTATTATTTTGCTTTCAATTCCTCTTCTAACTTCACCCTTGCTTCTACAGCTGATTTATCAGCTAATTCGTTTAGTAAGTCACCTCTGTGACCTTTTACTTGAATAAAAGTAACTTGTAAATTCTTTTCGTATACAAGTTTATACATCTTTTCCCAAATATGTTTGTTCTTAACTTCCTTACCGTCTTTTGTTTTCCAACCATTAACGCGCCACCTTGAAAGCCAACCTTTTGTTATGGCGTTCACTACATAGGACGAATCACTATAAATAGTCACCTCATACCTGTTTGTTTTTAAGGATTTTACTAACGCCATGTAAACTGCTGTCAATTCCATTTCATTGTTTGTTGTTAATTGTTTGTTTCCTGTAACAATGTTTGTTTTAATTCCTCTGTCACAAGGAATAGCTTCTACATAAGCCCAGCCACCTACACCGGGATTTCCTCCGCAACTTCCATCTGTATAATATGCCGCATGTTTCATTTTTCATTCCTGCCTTTCACAATATCAGCATAGATTTTAATTATTGACTTTGCAACTACTTCCCACAATGTTATGCCATTTACTGTTCCAATCCATTTACGCTCACTGTTTAATAATCCCATATGCCAGAATTGAAACACTTTTTTGTTTTTTCTGTTTGTTTCCCTATATGCTTCAATACCTTGTAAATTATAACCATAATGCTCGCATATTCCCATCAGAGCATTTTCTAATAATTCTATAGGTAACTTCCCATTTGTTTTGATTCCTTCACGTTCTGCTAACTTTGCTACTGGTTTAACCTTCCACAAGAATTTATTTAATTTTATCTTGTTTTCTTCCTTCGTACAATCCAACGATACTAAGTGTTCTGTTGTTATTTTTGTTTTAGGTTTTGTTTCTGTTTTCATCGCATCCACCCGTATTAAAAAAGGATGGACAATAGCAATTTTATTTTGCCTACCATCCATCCTTTTATAGTGATTTTGTTTTTGATATCAAGTAAAGAGTCTACATCGAATATATTTTATTTGTTTCGTTTACAAGTTACATTTTATTTTGAGAATTAGATTTCCCATTCATCATCGTCTTCTGCTTCTTCGTCTTCCCAGTCTTCACCATCTGCTTCTTTTGCTTCTGCATCTGCTTTTTTCAGAAGTTCTGCATATTTCTCCGGTTTCTGTTTCGGCTGTGTTTTGATACCTCTATCTACACACATCTTATACAGTTCTTTTGCAGGTTTTCCTGCATATGGGTCAGATTCTTCTTCGTCTTCATCGTCCCAATCTTCATCCTCAGCTTCTTCTGGTTCTTCTTTCTTTGCAGGTTTGGTGTCTTTCTTTGGCTCTGCCTTTGCTGTTGCTTTCTTCTTTGCAGGTTCGATTTCTCCATTGTCCAGTTTTTCCAGTAACTCAATCAGTGCATCTTTCTTTCTGGATTTACACATAGAGGAAATACCACGTTTACAACACAGTGCATACAGGTCTTTAGCGCTCATGCTCTCATAATCTTCACCGGATTCGTCCGGCTCTTCTTTTGTTTTCTTTGCACTTGCTTTCTTTGTTTCAGATTTTTCTTCCTGTGCTTCTGTAACATCTTCTACTTCTGCATCCACAATATCATCCTGATTTGTTTTCAGTCCAGTTTCAACAACTCTAGCTGTTACTTTCGGAATTGCTGACAGCAGGTCTAACAGGAATGGACTGTTATCCATTGCTACTGTTCTTGCGAATAATGGGTATCTGCTACCGATTTCTTCAATGTTCTCCTTGTTTGTTCCATACAGTTCTTTTGCCGCTTCATATGCGCTCCAATTTTTTGCCATTTTTGTTTCTCCTTTTCTGTTTTGCTTTGTTCTTTTATTTTTTTTTTACTTCAACTTCTGTTGTTGATTTTATTCTAACACAGGTCTAACATTTTGTCAACAACTATTTTTATTTTTCTGAAACTTTCATCAGTGCTTCGTCAACTGCAAATTTCAGACTTTTTAAACCATCCTCGGACATAATTCCAAGACCACCTCTAAGGAAAACTTTTCTTTCTTTTCCTTCTTCTTCTGTTACCAACTGTTCTGCAACAGAATAACCAAGTGTTTCTCCTTCCAGATTTTGTGCTTCTGAAATTACCACATTTCTTTTTTCTTTAATTCTTGCTTTTGCAAGTTCTGTATAATTTAATCTTCCCATTCGCTTGTTTCACTTCCTTCCTGTTCTTCCTCACCATTATCTGGTAATTCGATTACAGCCACAAAACGTAACTGTATATAATCCTCGTCTACAAGGCTACAAATGTTATCAAGATTCACATTATCAACCATAGACTTGAATGGAATCTTTGCATTTCCGTCTTTGTCGAAGTTTACAGCACCAATTGTAAAAATTCCAAGGTTCATAGCTTTACCAGTTCCACATTTTGCCTGTACTGTAATATCACTGTTTAAACCTTGTAACAATTCTACACTTGTAAGAATTTCATCATAACGCAACTTGAAAGTAACTTGCACTGTTTTATTTTTTCCAATGTTCATACCTTCAAAAGTTGCAATACCTTTTTGTTTGAATTTCTTTTCCAAATCAATATTCCTTTCTGTTCTGTGTTATAGTTCTTCTTCTGTTCTTGTTTCTTTCCTTCTGCATTGTTTCATAATATTCTTGTTCTTTTTGTTTTTCTTTCAAGAAAAGTTTTCTTGCTTCAATACTCTGTTTTGCTTTGTGTTTATTTACTTCAAGTAAAACATTGTTTGTATTGTTTGTTATAACATCTTTATTACTTGAACTCGAAGAGTTCTGTAATATGTGGCATGAAGTCGAAGACTTCAAACCCCCTTTTCTTTTCTCCCCCTTATCATACACCTTGTCAAGTGCTTTGTCAACATTTTTTTTATATTTTTTTTCTAACAATGGTGACAGTTTGCTTTCTTCTTTTTCTCGTTCTTCTTGTAATTCTTCTAACACAGATTGCCTTATAAGTCCCTTAAATACTTCTATATCGGATTCTTTTATCGAAAGCCATACTTCGTCTGTATTGAGGAATTGAAAAGCAAATACAGGTAATTTATGGGCTTCTATTGCATGAGATTCTAACGTATGTAAATATTCTTGTTTTACCGTAAAAGAACTATTGTCTGTTGATTTTAACTCACATATACAATGGTCTGATTGACCGTCACACTTTTCTATCCATGTTGCTCCACTGTTTCGAGTAGGTTTAAAACCTAGCCTGTGCATTACTTCTGCTTCATTTTTACGATAAAACTTTGTTGAGCGTTTTGTCATTTTGCTATCTCCTATATTTCTACATAAGAAAAGGGCAATGTAGATATACTTTGTAAGCCCCTATTTATGCCCTATTTTCCATTTTTATTCCTCAGTTAATTTACGCCTTATATCATCTTCGATAAACTCCAAATAAGGCTTACAAGAACCACAGGCACGGGAACGCATTTCT